CCAAAAACGAAAGGGTGTGTGCCAGTTTTAAATGTGTACATTAATTAGTTAAGGAAAATTAAAGCACCTTTAATAGTAACGTTGCCAACACCAGTAATATTTACAGCAGCACCAGAGGTAATATTTACAGAAGTACTTCCTATAGCATTAAATATTCCTGAAACAGCGTTAATACTTATGTTTCCGATAGTAGCCGTTGTTGCATATGTATTTGATCTATCTTTAATAAGAGGAGTTGAAACTGGACTTCCTGCAACAATTGTTTGAGAAACACCACCAACCCATTGTTTATAGTCTCCTAATACTTTCCAATTTATGTGTCCTGGTGATATAATGTTCTGAGATGATCTAGGATCAAATTGAACAGATGTTTGCTCACCTGCACCAAAAACCATTTTTTGTCCAGTAATAACTTCTTTATCGTTATTAGCAACTTTTTCTATGCTACTAGCATACATTTGAATGGCGCCACCACCATTTGATCCTGCTTGTATTTTTACTTCCGATTTACCAACAAGAATTAACTCTTCTTCTGCTGTAATAATTATTTTCTGTGCCTTTATATGCCTTTCACTACCATATGCTTGTTCAACGACATCGCCATAAGCTATTACATTCAATGCTTCTTCGCTATCATCTCCACAATTATATTCTATGTCTGTTCTGTGTTCATGTTTTTGTTGTTGACCATGAGTATGAATACACAACTTACCACTAGCAGGTCCTTTTTCTACATTTTTTTCACCAGTAACAATTATTACAGCACCGCTTGATTGCAAAGATAAAAATGCTGCACTATCTGCAGGTCCGTCAATTCTTAATGCAGCAGTAGTACCATCTGGATATAGTCTTTCATAAATCTCAGATCTTGTTAATACTCCTTTATAAGCAGTACAAAATCTTGGTCCATTTTGTAGACTTTGAGTTTCATCTGGTGTAGTTTGTTTGAATATATTTGTTGGATATTCTTTTGCAGGAATTTGTGGCATTATGGACAATCAACGTAACGACCTGTACCAATTTTAGTAGACTCATTATTAACAAGTCCTTCTGTATCTAGACATACTAGCGAAGGTAATAATTTTGCTCCATATCCACCTCCACCAATAATTTCTATATTAGGAAATTCTGGGAATGTTTTTGTTCTGTCTAAAATTCTTGCTCCAATAACAAATCCATCATCATTAATTATTGCTTCTGCAACATTAAGTTCGCCATTAATGTAAATATCTGGTTTTGAGGTATAACCAATACCAGGTCTTATCACAGTAAAGGTATCAATAATACAACGAACACCTACATCACTTGCAAGATTTAATTTATAACCATATCCAGGAGACTTAATGCGAACTTCAGTAATAAATCCATTTTCATCCAATAGAGGAGTAGCTACAGCACCAATACCCTCACCACCAATAAAGATATATGGAGGTTCTTCCCATGGATCTCCTGGATTTGCTACTGGTATTGATATAATTCCACCATTAGAATCTGTAATAATTTGATTTGGGTTAATATCAGGATTACTTGGATCTGGAGAAGTGCCAAACTCTGGATCTCTAAAAGATTCGTATGAATTTTCTACGGTTTCTCCTTCACTCTCATCAAAGTTAGATATGTCGTTAGGATTTGTATCATTATCTGAAACAATTAAAACATCAACTAATGCGCCAGTGTTATTGATTGTAAATCTTAATATTTCTTCTTCTTCAACTACATTATCTTCTTCTAGACCAATTGTAACTTTTGCGGTATTATTGTTGATGACAAAATTACCAGTTAATTTTCCACCAATTATGTCTTCAGATGTTATTTCATTACCAGACAGGGTGTAATACAAAATAGTTCCATTCTCAACATTTTTTGTATTAATTGTGTAAATTATAAATTCTCCCTCTTTATAAGAAGATTTGTTTGCTGTTACTGTATATCTTGGTAAAGTATCTATTATTTCAATATCAGTTGGAACATCTGTTTCTCCTTCGGGGAATGTTTCAGAAATGCCAAATTCTGGATTTGTTTTCCTTATTATATAAGGACTGCCAGGTTCTCTAACATTTCTTTCCGTAATAGTACATTTTCCTATATTTTTTATAAAATTAGTACTAATTTCACCTCCTTCTCCTGGAGAATTTCTAGAAATCTTTATATAAAAATCTTCATCACTTTCTCTTTTTTCTGAGAACAAAGTATTGATAGAAATAGTTTTTGATGTTTCATTTGGAGCAAATCCTAAGATTCCATCTTCAGGAAGATAGTCTTCTCCAGAAGTTGCAGATCCGCTTTTTAAAGTTTTGAAAGAAACAGAAGAAGATGATTCTACATATCCAGATCTGGTTACATTAAATACTGCTTGTTTTCCTTCTTCAACTCTAATATCATCTATAGTGTAGATAATTTTTCTTTTTCTTGCAATATCTCCTTTAGGTCCATCTAACTTTGGCACACCACCGACAAATCCAATTGTAGTAATTTTTAACGAATTTCCAGTATAAGCATCTTCACAAACATATTGAGTATAATCTGCACCTGTTGCTGGAAATAAATTATCAATACTTGATAATAAATTATCTAAGAAATCTTTACCATCATCTTCTTTTTTCTTTTCACCATCAGTACAAACTGTTTTATATTCTGCACAAATATTATTTGGACCAGAACAAGAAATTCCTAGTAGATTAAGTGCAAAGTTAATTGCCCCTCCAATAATATTAAGAGGTAATGCAATTGCACCAAGAATGTCTTGAATAGGTCCAAGAACTTTTCTTAATATTTGTTCCATCAAAGAATTCATCTTTGATAAAATTCCATTTACCAACGTGTCTATTTGACAAGCAGCTGCACGATATATTTGATTGATGTAACTCATCAATACATTAGTCAACCATTCCGCAAGGCGATCACCAAGATCTGCCATTTGACATCCTAAATCTTTCAGAATTTTATTAAACCACTCTGTTACAGGAGTCAATGAATTTCCTTCTTCTGAAGGATAAATTAATGCATTGATAAGATCTTTAACTGCATTTGTAAGTTTCTCAATAACAAATCCTTTAACTTTCGCTACAAAGTGGCGAACAACAAACATAAATTTGTTAACATATTTTCTCGCAATATTAATGCCACTATTGATAGTTCCAGTAACGGAATTTACTAAGTATGTTCCAATATTTCCACCGTTATTTTGAACTTCTGCTAAAAATTCTCCTAATAGAATAGTAGTTTTTGATTTAATGTCTTGATTATCACATCTATCTGCTACTGTTTGACACCATTTTTCATCTTTTTGCCCTTTTACTTTTCTAAAAGGCAAAGGAACTTTTAAACTACCATCTTCATTAGTTGCACCATCTGATAATCCACCAGTGCTTTTATTAGTTTGATCAGACTCATTTCCTTTTGGATTCTCAGGAGCTGGTTGTCCATCAGTTGCTGGATTTACATTAGATGGTATTGCAGTAGTAAAGTTTTTATTTTCAGGTCTCTCATTATTTACTACAGTAGTTGCTCCTGGAGTTTGACCTATAGAACCCATAATAATGGGCTTTTGTTTATCACTATCTAAGTAAAAACCTACTACCCAACAACCTTTTCTCAATTGAGGATTTGCTCCACCAACGTTTCCTGGCATGAAAGGAACGTTTACAGGCATCATTACATTTGCCCATGGCAAATCTTTTGTGGGCAATATCTGTCCGCTTTCTGGATGATCTCCTACAATACGAACTTTATAGCGATAACCACCTTTGTTATTTTTTTCATCAGAGGCGGTTCCTTCAACTTGCCCTACCCACCAATTGAATCCATCATTACCGACTCTTTGAGTTGGTATTAACTGAGATAATAACTGATCCATATCAATTAATCATCGTAAACTTTACACTCTGATGCTGATGGATTAGCGTCACAAAAAAGTTCTAATGGAGTAGGATCATGATGATCTCCTGCTTCAATTTCTTTTTTATGATGTTCTGCATATTCTTCTAAATCATGCAATTCACCTTCAATATGACGACGACGTTGTGGGGAAATATTTGGATTTTGAAGCTCTTCTTTGTCTGCTTCAATATGTTTTTCTATACTGTCCATTTTAGTTACTTCCGTATACAATTATTTAGTGCCATGATTTGATGCTCTATCCTTGAGACCATACGAGTCTCTCATTAGTCTGAGAGTTGTTGTAAATCTTCCATTAGTTCCAACAGTAGTGTCATACGTATGTGTTACTTCTTTTATCAAATATAATCCGCTAGATTCTTTATCATATGGTTCATCTTTTGCTAAAATATTTGGCAATTTACTCTGCAATCTAATATCAATTTTATCTCCTGCACAAATATCTGGATTTCCTGGAATTACAATAGTACATTGTTGATTATTTAACAATTGATATCTTGCAATAGATTGTGCAGAATAATATTTTTGCCAATCTGCAAATTTAGTTGGTGATTTTGATCCATCTTTAGGTTCAGGTGAAGCTGGTTCTGCATCATTATACCAAGTTTCATGGTCTAGCAAAACTGAAATAATTCTTGATGGATAATCAGATAATTCAATTTGATTTGATGGAATTAAATTTATACTTTCTTGACCACCAAGATGTGCCATATTGTCATAAGTTTCTTTTATTCTATAAACATATTCTTCATATTGCCCTGTTGAGTGGTTAAAGAAAGTGATTAATGAAGAATACTTACCTCTTCTTAATGAAGAAAGTAAATCAAGTTCTGAACCAAATACAGATTGATAAATTACAAATCTATCATCAGCACCATCATCTTGATTACCAACTTTTTCAATATATGGACCCCATGATGGTAGATCTAAATTTTTTGATTTTAAATTACTATTATCGTCTGCACATAAAGAATCAACTGCAAAAAAATTATAACCTCTTATTGTTTCCCAGAAAAAGAATCCAGCACTTCCTTTTATACTTTGAGAACTATTCGCTTTTGATATATTTTTATCTTTTGATTGTTCGTATTTTGCTTGTGGAGAAACACTTTTTATCGCTAATTTAGAAATTAAATCAAACACTCTTTGTCTATTAGGTGCCATCTTAACTTCAAATAAAGATGGTTCACTAAAAAATTCTTTATCTGTAGATAAATTTTCTTTTAAAAGATTATTAATAATTTTATCAGGATTTCCCTGTAGATTTTTAGTAACTCTTGCAATTTCATTATTAAGAGCTTCTAGAGATACTAATCCAAGTGTGTATGCTTGTTTTTGATTTTGAGCAAATCTATTACCAACTTTCCAAATAACTAAAGAATAAGTAAGAGATGCATTTATATTTGTAACAACTTCA